AGACCGAAGCGATCAAAGCGGCATGTCAGGAGCAGGCTGAAACGGCTAAAGCAGCAGGTTGGTTTGTGGCTGCAATCTCTGCTCTTGTACGTCCCGGAATCACTTGGGCGCTATTTTTTATGTACGCGGCAGTTAAAGCGGCAGCGCTTGTTATGGCGTTTCAGAATGGCGCGGTGTGGACCGAGGTTGTAACTCAAGTTTGGGATGCTGACGACTTCGGGCTGTTTACAATGTGTATATCGTTCTGGTTTGTTGGTCGCAGCATAGAAAAATACCAGAAGTCATGAATGAAGAGGCAAAGAAGCTAGCAAGAGACGTATTAATAAAGCCTTTTGAAGGGCTGGCTAAACGTCTGCCTGATGGAACCGTAACTTCTTACCCCGACCCCGGAACCAAGGGGCATCCTTGGACCATCGGCTGGGGAGCAACCGGCCCTGATATTCAACCCGGTACCGTATGGACCATGCAGCAGTGTGAGGATGCCTTAAACCATCACATTGAGTATTTTTTACGCGTTTTGATAAAAATGTCACCGCAAATTACCTCAGAACCCTCAAGAAGGGTTGCCTCGGTGCTGAGTTGGGTCTATAATTGCGGGGCGGGTAATTATCGTATTTCCACGTTCAAAAAGCGTATTGACTCAAAAGATTGGAGCGGCGCGGCTGACGAATGTGTGAAGTGGAACAAGGCTGCCGGGCGCGTATTACCCGGTTTAACACGACGCAGAGCGGCTGAAGCTGCGATGATGAGGTGAGCGAACTATGAAAGAAGTTTGGGAAAAGAAACGTCCCGAGTCGCTCGGCAAGCCCAAGAGCCTCAGCCCCAATCAGAAACGGGCTGCGCGAGCGTTCGCCAAGCGTACCGGCACTAAATACCCTTCGCTTGTAGCCAATATGGCCGGCGCTAAAGCTAAGAAAGGTTGGTGATATGACCGCTGCGTATGTCATGACCTACAACAATCTGGTGACCGATATTGCCTCTTACCTAGAGCGCACGGACGCCGCAACGATTGCAAAAATTCCGACGTTCATCGGATTAACCGAGCAACGAATTGCAACGCAGATCAAGTTGCTAGGCAATCTTACTGTGCAGCAGTCCACCATGGTAACGGGCGCAAACATCATTGATAAGCCTGCGCGGTGGCACAAAACAGTCTCTATGAACATCACGGTAGCAGGCCGACGTAGACCTGTTCTTTTACGAGCCTATGAGTACCTGCGTGAATATTGGCCAGACCCTGCTGAGCAGGACGTGCCGAAGTTTTATTGTGATTATGACTACACGCATTGGATGGTCGCACCAACACCGGATGCCGCTTATGTATTTGAGATTCTTTACTACGAGCGTATTCAGCCTTTGGATTCATCTAATCAAACCAACTGGTTCACGACATACGCACCGCAGGCCATGCTTTATGGCTCGCTGTCAGAGGCTTCAATGTTTTTGAAAAACTACGACAAAGCGAAAGAATACGGGGCGCAGTTTGATTTCTCCATGCAGTCACTGACCGTAGAGAACAAACTGCGTATTGCTGATCGTCAAGCTGTTGTTATGGATAGCTAATCATGAGCTTTAATTCTCCGTTCACAGGCAACGTCGTACAGCCAACCGACGTTTCTTACAGGTCCATCACATTAGCCGCTAATACGCAATTAGAGTGGCCGATTAACGGCAATGCCACTGATGATTTTGCCGCTCGGATTATGCAAGTCACAGCCTCCTCGGGAGGACTGTCGCTTTACATGCCGCCTGCTAATCAGGCCTCGGTAGGACAAGATGCCTTAATCAGAAACGTAGGCGCTAATACATTCACCGTAAAGGACTACGAAGGCACTAATACGATCGTATCAATTGCTGCGGGCGAGTCGAAATACATTTATATCACGGCTAACAGCACGGCCACAGGCACTTGGGGGATTATTGCGTTTGGCGTTGGAACGTCTTCACCGGATGCCTCGGTGCTCGCGGGTGCGGGTTTATTGGCTTCCGGTGCCACGTTAAATCAAAGCCACCCTACAGCATCTATCACTGCAGGCTATACGTTTGTTACAGGTGACCGAGCGCAAACCTATATTTGGACAGGCGGCGCTGGTTCAGCAACCCTGCCCACAGCCACAACCACGGGTAACAACTGGTTTGTGCTTGTCAAAAATAATGGCACAGGCACGTTGACTATTTCACCATCAGGCGGGTCGTTGATTGATGGTGGTGCAAGCAAAGCATTCCAACCGCTTGAGTCGGCGATCATTGTTTCAACAGGAACGGCATACGTCACTGTCGGGTATGGTCAGAGCACGACATTTGAGTTCGGACTTTTAACAAAGCCTGTAACAACGGGTGCTTACACGCTCACCGCATCAGAGGCATCAAACGTCATTCAGATTTACACGGGTACGCTAACTGGCAACGTCACCATAACCTATCCGCCAGTAGTGAACTTTTATGCAGTTAGCAATCAAACCGTCGCAGGCGGATTCACATTGACCCTTACAACGGGAATTGGTGGGTCCGCAACCGCGCAAGTGCCAGCAAATGGACAAGCGACATTGTTCTGTGACGGCACGAATTTTTACAATGCCAACACTACGCAGGCAGGTGCAACGGCATTAAGTATTGTCTCTGGATCTGCTGGATCGCCTGCCATTAACTTTGCTGCAGAAACAAATACAGGATTGTATAGACCAGGCGCAGGAAGATTTGGCATTTCAATTCTAGGCACGCAAGTGCTTGATGTAGATGCTAATGGTATTGAAGTTACGGGCGATGTCGAAGGAACGAATGCTTCATTTACAGGAACGGGAAACTTTGATAGCGGCATTTCAGGCGGGACATTCCCATGACCAAAAAGGTCTTTGCTCTTGATACGAAGCCCGGCATTCAACGTGATGGAACGCTGTTTGACAAAGAGTTCTACGTTGATGGTAGCTGGGTAAGGTTTCAGCGTAAGCGCCCGAGGAAAATCGGCGGGTATAGACGCATCACGCCTGCGCTTGCAGGGCCGTCAAGGGGTGTATTTGTAGTCGTCAAGAACACATTCAACAACATTTACAGTGGATATTCTGATGGCTTACAGATTATCCCTGTTAGCAATACAGGAGTGGGCGCAGGAATTACAGACTATAAGTTTGCTGGACCCATAGCAACGCTTCAAATCATCAACGGCGGCTCGGCGTATTCAAACGGCACTTATACAAATGTGCCACTGACTTATGTCTCTTCGGGTACAGGTTCATCGGCTCGGGCCACAGTCACTGTTGCAGGCAGCACGATTACAGCAGTAACGCTTACAGGGCCAGGCATTCGATATCTTGTTAGTGACCTTTTGAGCGCAAGCGATGCAAATTTAGGCGGCGGTGGTGGCTCAGGACTTGTGCTGCGCGTAGGGACGATTGATTCGCCATTTGTGCCATCAGCCGCCAATTCATGGCAATTCGACACGTTTACGGATACAAACGGCTCGGGTGAAAACTTATTGCTTGCACACCCTTCGCAAGATCTCAATGACATTGATAGTGAGACAAATACAAGATTGCTAGCTGGACCCATCACGGGAACAGTCATGTGGGCGGCAGGCCTGTTCACGATTTCAGGCGTATCTATTACAAACGGCTCTACAACATTGACCCTGTCAGCTATTTCAACACGAGTCGGCATAGGGCAGATTGTTAAAGGGCCAGGCATTCCCGCATCAACAACGGTCACGGCGGTTGTAGGAACGGCAGTAACGCTAAGTAATGCTGCAACGGCCACGCTAACGACTGATGTGACCTTTGACAATGAAGTGAGCATTTCAGGCGGTGTTGTGTCGCTACACCCTTATGTGTTTGTGTACGGCAATGATGGGCTCATACGCAATTGCTCTTCGGGTGATATTGATGATTGGGTGTCACCGGATGCCAATTCGGTCAACGTAGCCACAGGTAAGATTCTTCAGGGATTAGCAGTTCGTGGCGGCTCTAATTCGCCATCAGGTATCTTTTGGTCGCTTGACTCTATGGTTAGGGTGTCATTTACGCCGCAGTCTTTAGGTGTAGCAGGAACGGCAAATTTTGCCGCCCCGACCTATTGGCGGTATGACATCATGACTTCGCAATCATCATTCCTGTCATCATCAAGTGTTATTGAGTATGACGGATTGTATTTTTGGTGCGGCACGGACAGGTTCTTGCTTTACAACGGTGTGCCCAAAGAGATACCCAATGAAATGAACCAAAATTACTTCTTTGACAATCTCAACTATGAGCAGCGTCAAAAAGTCTTTGCAACCAAAGTGCCGAGGTTTGGCGAGATTTGGTGGTTTTACCCGAGGGGTGACGCAACAGAATGTACTGATGCAGTCATTTACAACGTCAGAGAAAACACTTGGTATGACTTAGGTCAAGCTTTGGGCGCAAGGCGCTCTGCAGGATACTTCTCTCAGGTCTTTAGGTATCCTGTCAACGCAGGATGGGAGGTCAATGCTTCAGGCGGTGTAGGCCGAGTAAGAATCACAAATCGTGGCTCAGGGTACACCAACGGCACATACTCATACGAATCACTTACAGGCGGCACAGGCTCAGGCGCAAATGCTGACATTGTAGTAGTCAATGGTCAAGTTGTTTCAGTAACAATTGATGATCCTGGAACAGGTTATGCGGCCAATGACGTGCTATCGGCAGCACTTGCTGGCGGTGGAACGGGATTTGAACTTACCGTTGATTCAGTGATCGACTTTACGTCTTTATGGCAACATGAGATTGGAACAGATGCGATTGAAGGCACACAAGTCCTAGCTATTGAGAGCTATTTTGAGACAAGTGACCTAGGATGGGTTGCAGGGGGTCCATCACAGCCGTCGCCTATTGGTGAAAACTTTTGGTTAAGGGTTGAGCGTGTAGAGCCAGACTTCATTCTGTCAGGCGAGATGGATTTATACGTTACAGGCAGACCTTACGCGCAGGAAGATGACAGCACAACAGGGCCGTATACGTTTGATGCAAATACGGGCAAGATTGATATGAAAGAACAGCGCCGAGAACTGCGACTGAAGTTTGTGTCAAATGTAGTCGGCGGTAATTATCAGCTTGGCAAGGTCATCATCAGTGCTGCGGACGGTGACGTGCGAGGGTATTCGACATGAGCGTAGCCTTAGTTTATGACCCGAGGTTTCATACGTTTGACTCATGGGCATGTCTCATGTGTGAGCTGTATGCGCCGCAACAACTGCAAATTCCCGGCATTGACCTAGATTGGAAAGGTTGGGCGGTTGGTTTGAAAGCTATTGATGTGTTTGCCAACGAGGCAATTCCTGATCCGTATACCTTCAATGATTGGCAAGAATGGGCTATGGCATTAGTGGGTGCAATTAATCCGAGGACTAACTGACATGGCAATCACACCAGACGTTATTGCAGATTACATTGCCAATATATTGGGCGGTAGTGGTACTGATGCTGAAAAAGCTGCAACTATCAATGCCGCCGCTGAGGAATTCGGCGTAAGTCGCGAGGACATCAACGCGGCTACGGGCTATGGCATGGATGTAATCAATGCTTATTTAGGCCCGCTTTCTTATGCAGGTTCTGCAGATGACCGTCAGCAAGACGCTATTGATGCGGCAACCGTTCAGCCTGCGGAGTATTACAGCCCGCTGGCCGATGCAAGTAGGATTGAGCCAGCCGATGATCCGGTAACGTCGTATCAAAGTTATACGCCAGTCGTCGACAATACGTATAACACAAGCGACAACGGGCCTGTTGATTATGGTGGTCAGGGCAGCTATGTTGCGCCAGCAGACACATCAAGTGCGTACGATTATGCAACGTCCACGGGCGGTATCGGCGTCAATCAGATGGATCAAAATATTCGCGACTTTTTCGCGAACAATCCGAGCGAGTTTGATACCGTTGCCGCAATGGTGAAATACGGTGTTTCAGAAGCTGATATCCAAAGAGCTACGGGCAAAACACTTTCAGAAATTTATGCGCCGCCTGTAGCGGGAGCGCTTTCATCAGTAACCGCTGACACGCTTTCCGGAGCAGTAGGTAATGACACAGTCACGGGCGCTTTGGCAAGTGTTGATGACCGTCAGCAAGCCGCCGTTGATGCTGCAACTGTAAAGCCTGCCGAAACAACGTATCGCGGCGTAGACATTCCGTCATTTTCAGATAGATATGTATTCACAGGCGGCGGGGAGGACCCTGGTATTTTCCAGTCTGCTTCAGAGCAATTAGAAAATTGGAAAGCAGAACAGGACCGACTAGCTACTTTAACTCCAGCGCAAAGAGCAATTCAAAACGCAGCACGCACTGAAAGCCAAGAAAATGCTTTAGTAACCACATACGACCCAATTACATTAGGCGGCAAGGAATGGACCGTCACGGCTGGTGGAAACTCTTTAATGCGGTTGGCAGATGATCAGTCTGGTTTGGGGCCAAAGCAATACCGTTATGAAGAATTAGACGCCGCCACGGGGCAAATTAGACAAGGTGTTGACGTTGAAGGGCCGGGGCTTTTCCAGAAGTTTTTAACCAATCCAATTACAGGAATAGCGCTGGGCCTGCTGCTTCCCGGCGTTGGTCAGGCAATTGGAAGTGCTTTAGGTGCCACGGGTGCTGCAGCAGGGGCGCTTGGTTCAGGAGTGTTGAATTTTGGCTTGCAAGTAGCCGCTGGCGCAGATCCTGTCGATGCATTGAAGGGTGCTGTGTTGAGTGCTGGAGCTGGATTTGTAGGTACGCAAGTTGGTTCTATGCTACCAGCAGAGTTAGCAAGTGCTGGTAAAAACGCTGTAACCCAGCTTATTACTACAGGCAAATTAGATCCAGCAGCATTAGCGACAAGTGTTGGGTCAAGTTTTGCAACCGATGCCTTAGCAGCAGAAACAGGCATGGATAAAGCCACCGCTAGCAAGCTTGTTACAGCGGGCATTCAAGCGATCAGCGGCAATGAGTTGGCAGCGCTAACCTCATTAGCACAGGCTGGTTTACAAAGTGGTTTGGCAGGAACAGGAACGACTGCTAGTTCATCGCAAAATCGTGCCGCATTTTTAGAAGCCAATGCTTCACCGCTTGGGCTTTCCGCGCTATCGCCTAATCCTAGCGAAGATGAACTCATTAGTCTTGAACAGCGAACCAACGCAGCCAATCAGCTCCTGCGCGATTACACATCTCTGAATAGTGATCTTTCTCGTGAAGGTGCGGTCAACCAGCTCACCGCACTAGGTATTAACGCAACTAAAGCAAACGAGCTTATTTCAAACGCTGATTCTCAAGTTGAGCAGCGCCGAGTCGCGACTGACGTCATGTCTCGGTACTCAAGGATTGACCCAGAGTTTGGCACGCCACAGCTTGATCGCAACACTGCGGTTCAAGAAATGGTTGCGTCCGGAGTAAGCATCGATCGTGCTAACGAACTTTTAAATGGAATTGATGCTCAAAACGCCATTAAATTAGAAAATAAACTTAGCGTCCAGTCGGCTTATCAGAACTTTGTAAAAGGCACCGGCTCAGAGGAAGCCTTGCGCAGCGCCATGACCTCGGCGGGTTACACCGACGCCGATATTAACAATCAAGTCACGCGAGGTCGTGCAATTGTTGAGGGGTCGAAACTTACTGCTGGCGAAACAGCACAACAGCGGGCAGAGCTGCTGCGAGACATTCGTGCCGAAGCCGCAAACAAATCAACTTTTGGTGAAGCCTACGCGCTAGTGAGAGACAAATTAGGGCCTGGCGCTACTTTTACTTGGCAGGGCAAAGAATACGTTGCCTCATCTGCCGCAGAAAGGCCAGATTTAGTCTCAACAACTACTGGCGCAACCGCTGGCGCAACGACAAGTACAGCAACAACTGGAGCCACAGCCGATTTGGGAACCCCATATGTTGCGCCTAATGGGATGCACAATCGCGCCGCATTTATCGCAGCAGGCGGTGGAACAAGTGACGCAGACTATGCCAAGTATGTCAATGCAGTCAACTCTGTCATAAGTCAAGGCCAAAGCGGCACGTTGATTAAACCATCATCAGTAAATAGTACAGGCAAGGAACTGCCTGCTACTACTGGTGCGGTAACAACGGGGAAACCTAGTATTGAATTCTCAACACTATTTTCAAACGTATCTGATGCGCTATCAAAGCAAATGCAGATAAGTAGCGCTGCGGCACAAGAATACCTAAAAAATAATCCTAATAGTCCTTTTACTCAAAGTGTTAGCACAGCCTATGATGCAGCAGGAGAGTTAATTAAAAATGTAGGCGGAGGAACCGCGCTTCTTGCTAACAATAAACCTTTGGCTGATGCTTTTATAAAAGGCGGTGATGAACTTCAAAAAATGGGCCAGTCAATAGGCACTGGTCCTCAAGACACGGCAAATTTTAACACCACAATGCAGTTATTGGATTCAGCAAAAGGAATTCAAGAAAAACTTTCTGTATTAGCAGGACGAGTTCTTGATGGCACTAGCGGTCTTGCAAGACAGACTGTTATTGAACTCAGGCAAGAATTGCCAGCGCTGTTCTTAGGCGGGGCAGGGGCAAAAGCCGCGCTTATAGCTAGCGGACTGATTGACACCGGAGATACTGCCGGCGGAGCGGCGATTGATGCTTATGATTCGGCGGTCAAAAGCGGTAAGACGCATCAGGACGCGCTCACCGATGCCCGCAAAGCCGGGGCCGCTGCCGGGGCGACTGAGGCGGCTATACAGTTGACGATTGGAAAACTAGGCGAGTTAGCGGTCGGAAAGCTTGACGACGTAGCCGCAAAGGCCATTGGCCGAGTCGGCGGCGAAACCGTAACCGAAGGCGCTCAGGAAGGGTTGGCATCCGCTGCGGTAGATCTTGCGCTTACAGGAAATGTAGATGTAAATAAAGCATTAACGCAAGGAATTATCGGAGGAGCCATAGGCAAAACGACATCTCTTGCAACAACTCCAGTTAGTACAGCACAAGATATATCTGAAAGTATTAATGCGTCCGTAACCTCAGGATCAAATTTGGCAACCGCCACTAATAATGTGGTTGCAAGCTCACTGACTGGCGCTATCAATTCAGGACAAGACATCAATACCGCAGCATCAACCATAGTAGTTGGTGCGCTCAATGCAGGCAGCGATCCAGCAACAGTTGTTAACTCAGTCATGGATGCCGGAATTAAATCTGGTGTTGATACATCATCATTGGCTTCGGCAACGACAATATCTGCACTCAATGGCGGGGCAGATACAGCAACCGTAGTGTCTTCTGTCATTTCAAGTGGAGCAACCAAGGGAGATGTTTCTGGGTTAGTTTCATCAACCGTAACGAGCGCATTAAGTACGGGCGCTGATGCTTCTACAGTTGTTTCTTCAGCCGTAAAAAGTGGAGTAACAAGCGGTGGCAACACTTCAACAGTAATTACTAGTGCTGTTAATAGCGGACTGAATAATGGTGTTGATGCGGCAACCGTGGTAACGGCTGCAGTCGATGGCGGACTTACTTCCAAGCTTGATGCTGGGTCAGTCGTTTCGGCAACGGTTACAAGCGCCTTAAACAATGGCGCTGATGCTTCTACAGTCATTTCTAGTGCTGTTACGGCTGCAGTTGGCGGGTCACAACTTAGCACTGAGACAGCAACGGTAAGTGCCGTATCGTCTGCGGTTACGGCAGGAGTAAAATCTGGAGTTGACACAGCCACGGTTGTGAATGCGGCTGTGAGCGCTGCTGTAACCAATTCAGGCGGCAATCAAGAGGTTATTGCATCATCACTGCAAACGTCCGTCGCAGCGGCTACAACCGCCGGAGGAAATGTCAGTACAGTGGTGTCAAGTGCCGTTAATACTGCTGTTAACAATGGCGTTAATAGCACAACAGCAGCGGCCAGTGCGGTTGCTGGAGTAATAGCAACGGGTGGCAATGTTAACGCCGCAGTGGAGGCTGCAAGGACATCCTCAGGCGTGCAAATTGCAACTTCAGTGCAGGGAAGCCGTACGATAGTTACGGCCACTGATGGCAACACGGTAACCAAAACAGTAGTTGACACCACCAATAATGTGACAGTTACTTCTGTGACTGATTTGTCAACCAATCAGACAATATCAACGGTTACGGACACTCAAACACAACAAGATATAACGGCGCTTCAACAAACAGCAACACAAATTAAGACTGATCTAACAACTCAAATTAATACATTAGCAAAAACTAATTCTGACGCAGACAAAATTATTAAAGATTCAATTCAGAAGGTTGCTGATGATTTAGGAATAAGTAAGACTGAATTGCTAGACAAGATAGGCGCAACGGAGACATCACTCAAAGCAGAGTTGTCAAACGAACTTGCACAAGTTTCTCAAAATCTTAATAAACAAATTAAAGGTTTAAAAACAGGATTGGGAACTTCAGCAGCCTTAGCTGCTGCACAACCTATTCGTGGCATAAGCTTAGATAATGATTGGCTGAAGGGGCAGATGCTCAAAGCAGGAAAAGCTGAAGGCTATCGAGATCCGTTAGCGGAATTCCAAGCCTTGCAAGAAGAAGCACAGCGTGAAGAGATGATTAGAAAATTACAACCTGAACTAGCTGACGTATTAACGGAGCGCGGAGCCATGCCTTACTATGCTTACGGCCAGGAACTTTCAATTGATGAAGCGTTGGGCTTGCCCTCGGAAGACTCCTCAGGGTATAATAATGAGCCAGAATACGAGCCCGTATTCAAATCGGGCGGAAAGGTTTCTCCGCTCAACCTTCAAATGATGTACGCTAAAGGTGGGCACACGCGTGAAGATTTCCGACACGGTAAGCATGTGGCTGGACCCGGCGACGGGCAGTCGGACGATATTCCGGCATGGCTCGCGGACGGTGAGTTTGTTTTTCCGGCGGATGTGGTCAGCGCCCTGGGCAACGGTTCAACTAAAGCCGGTACTGAAAAGCTCTACGAAATGATGCATAGCATCCGCGACCGGGCACGATCAAAGGGACCTAAAGACTTGCCCCCGCCAGCGCACAAAAGTCCCTTAGACTATTTAAAATCCCGCAAATAAGGAGCGGATGATGTCTTTATTTGAAGGTTCAGCACCAGATCCCGTAACGCTTACTGCTTCGACCAAGCAGGAAGCGCCGACCTATTTAACGAACTACCTGCAAAGCCTTGCCAGTGCGGGTATGGGTGCGCTCGGCACAGTAACGCCAGGTGCTGAGGGCGCGGCACCCACTGTAACGCCGTTCACTAGCAAAGAACTTATTGCAGACCTGCCAGATTTTTACAAAAATCTGATGACGCCAACAGATGCGAGTAAGTTACCGACGCTTGCAGACCTTACACGATATAAAGACGCTACCGCAGAGGCACTAACGGCTGGCAAATCTGCCATGGATGTCGGCGCAGCGGATATCTCACGGTTTTACGATCCGTATCAGCAGCAGGTCATTGATGAAATGCAGCGTCAGTCGGATATTAATGTTCAAAGGAACGTGATTCCGGCCTTAAGGGCATTAGGTATGTCAGGTGCTGGTGGTGCCGCAGGAACCAAACGCGGTTATGACATTTCAGGACAGGCTTTAGCAGACATCGCATCAAGCTTGCAAAGTCAGCAGACTGGTGCGCGAGCAGCAGGGTTTAAGCAGGCTTTAGATGCCGCATTGAGAGAACAAGGCCAACAAGCAAGCACAGCAAGTGCTCTTGGCCAACTTGGAAGCATTGAGCAACAAGCCGCAACCCAAGGTATCAAGGGGCTGTCAGATGTTGGTGCTGCTAAATTAGCCTATGACCAGAGCAAGATTGAGTCCCCTTTAACAAGGGCTATGAATGTCGCTCAGATCATGCGTCAGTATCAGTACCCAACGACTACGAGCGAGACAAAACAAGCATTGCCAACAATTATGGGATCATCGCCTTTATCACAAATTGCCGGTCTCGGAAGCCTTCTAGCTTCAGGAACACAAACGCCATCAGGCTGGCTCAATCAATTGGGCGGCTTCATCGGTAAACAATTTGATGGCAGTGGATTGCCATCTTTGGGGTCTCTTACTGGTGGCGGTACCGAGACCGGCTTAATGGGCGATTATGGAACGTAAATCATGACTACATCTAGAGGTGGTGCGCTTACCCCATCGCTTTACGCCGAAACCCCGGCTGAGCAGAAAAGCCTTCAAGAGTACCTCAAAATTCAAGAGGAGCTTGAAGCCGCCCTAACGAACCGGCAGCGGCTTTTTGACCCGGTGCTACTCGCGATGGCGCAGGGGTTTTTAGCCCCTACAAAGACCGGAAAGTTCGGCGAATCGATCGGCAACGTAGCGGCGGCGGTTGGCCCCGTTCAGGAGGCCGAGGAAAAGCGCCGTCTTGAAAATATCGCTATGCGCCGCGACCTGGCCGCCGCAAAGCTCGGCGCTCAACAGTCCGCCCGCGATGAAGAGATGATGCGCGGGTTGCTCAGACCCCCAGGAGCCGCCCCAGCTGCCGGCCAAGCGCCCACCGCCCCGCCGGCTGCTTCAGAGCTCGCTCAGACTCCTGCCGCTGCGGGAGCCGCACCAGCGCCCCAAGTAGGCACACCGTTAGCGCCTCGTCCTGCTGAAGCAGCCGTAGCGCCAGCTCAGACAACCCCCGCCGCGACAGAAGGCGCGACGATTGATCGTTTTACACCTGATCAGCTGAGCGCGATGGCTATCAGCAACAACCCGCGTGTTCAGGCGTTGGGTAAGGCTATCTTGAGCATACGTGAAGACCAGCGTAAAAATATCACAGTCGTAGGTGGAAACCTAGTTGACATGCGCAACAATCGCGTTTTGTTTAGAGCGCCCGAGAAAGAAGAGCAGTTTACATTTCCGGGTATTGAAGGTTCGTTTCCGATGACACCTCTGCAGGCTGAGAAAATTCGAACCGAAATCGGAGGTATGCCCGCTGGGCCGGCGCGAGACGCTCGGTTGCGTGAGCTTTTGAGAGGCCTACAGAGCAGGGAAGACATCGAAGCACGCGGAGAGCTGCTCAAAGGCCGCGCTAAAAGCGCTTCTGCCGAAGAAGAAACTATCATGAAGGCAGGTAGTCTGTCAAACCAACTGCGAGCTTCAGCTGAGACATTGCTTGACTTATCAACTAATCCCAGGACTAAAGGCGGGTTCGGCGTCATCGCTGATCAGGGTATTTTGAATGCTATTGCTGGCGCGGTTCAAACCGGGCTCACAACCCCTGGAGGCTCAATAGGGTTCGGCGGTATTGATGACGCCGTAGCGAAACTCAAAGGCACCCCGGAGCAGATCGCCGCTCGAAGGCTCGCCGCCCGTGAGCAGGCAATGCTTGAGTTGAATTACCGCAGGGCATATTTGGAAGGACAAGGCTCAGTTTCAAACATGGAGGGCGAAGTCACGCGCCTGCTCGGGCCTTCAATTAGCGACACCCCGGAGGCCGCCGCAGCAAAAGCCCGTCTCATCATCGCCCGAGCCGAGTTCGACAAGACCGTTCGGTCGGAGTGGATCAACGCTCGTAAACGTGGCGAGTCAGTGTACGAATTCAAAGAATCTGACACCTACAAGAACGCGCTCAAAGAGCTTGATGACAAGGCTAAAGTCATCCGTGATGACCTGATTGCGCAGGCGGCCCGCAAACCGGGCGGCAGCGCGGCGGGTCAAGCCCCGACGCAGAGACCTGCCGAAAGGAAAATGCCCGACGGCAGCACGTGGGTTCTTCAACCTGACGGTTCGTATAAAGCCAAGAAGTAAGGAGCCACCCCCATGAGCACGTTGGCCGAGTACAACAACAATCCCGGGAACCTCAGACCGCCCAAAGGCGTAAAGTACGACGGGCAGATTGGGGTTGATGAAAAAGGGTTCGCTATTTTTGAAAACGCCGAGTACGGTCGGCGGGCGCTGCTCAATGATATCAATATCAAGCTGAAACGCGGACTAAACACGCCGGACAAGTTTCTTGAGGTTTACGCCCCCCGAGGTGAAGAGAACCCTGACGAGGCCCGTGATAACTACCGTATACTGCTAGCCCAGTCGCTGGGGTTAGAAAGCACAAGCACCCCGTTCCCTAAGGACTCAACTGAGCGCATCGCCGACGCTATCACGAAGTTTGAAGGCGGCACGTGGGGTAAGCCCCCGGCTAAAAGCGCTGAGGAAACCGAGGAAATTAAAGAGCCTTCACTCAGAGAGAAAGCCGGAAAACTGTTTGAAGATGCAAAAGGCGTAGCCGCGCAGGCGGCTGAAGAATATCCGGAGGCTGTTCGTGCCGGCATTGACGTCGGCGGCGCATTAGCCGGGCGCAAGCTCAGCGTCCTGGGTGAGGGGTTGCGTCGTGAGTACGAGGCGCAATCCGCAAGAACCCCGCCCGCTCAACCCAGGGCCGCCGCACCTTCCGCAGCCCCCGCTGGGCAACCACCGCCGCCGATCCCTACCGATCCCATGCATACTCGGCAGCTGCAAGGCACCACTGACCAGGGCGCAACTGGCCGGGCTCGCCAAACCACTTACAACGAGGCCACCGCTCGGCAGGCCGCCGCAGCTGATGAACAAGCTCGGATTATTGAAGAGTTAAAAAGGCGAGGCGTAGTCTCAGGTGATTCGCGTTCGCTTGTTTCACGACTGCCCGGTATGACGTCAACGCCGTCGGGGGTCATGCTACCCAGCGGGCAAGTTTACGCCGATATACCGCCCACCCGAGGCACCACCGCACCCCCACCCCCGCCTCCTGCACCCCCGCCGCCGAGAGCCCCGCTCTCAGCACGTGCTTCTAGGGCTATGAACGTTGGCGCACGAGTTATGCCTGGGGCTTTTGGGCTACTAGGTGGTTTGGGCGCTGCCGAGCTGGGCCAGGAAGCCTATGGCCGAGCTCAAGAAGGTGATATTCCTGGTGCGTTGATAGCTGGTGTAGGTGCGGCGGGGTCGTTGGCTTCCGCCCTGCCTTTTCCGCAGACCCGCGTCGGAGGTCCTGCGCTAGCTGCAGCTTCTCCGCTGACACTCTACCTGTATGATAAAGCTAAAGAACGCGCCGTCAGTCAGGCTCAAGGTTACGGCGCTCTAGCCGCCGGTAGGCAACTACCCGCCCCGTCAATCTATCAAGGCTATTTTGGGCCTTGAGGTTACCGTTGTTCATGCCGTGTGTCTCCCCTGTTGCTACCTTTGACGACGAGAGGTAGCTTAGACCCTCGGCCCAAAAGCTGAGGGTCTTTTTTCTACTTGTACTTCTTTTCGTAAAGCCACCGCGCTATGAGAAGTGCTTCGGCCCGGTCGGCGTACTTTTTCAAATGTAGCGGCGCGTCCGGAAAAAGCCTAATCGCCAGCGCTCGGCACTGCTCCTTGTCAGAGCCCAGGCCGAAGTGCCTTTTCCAAGTCGCCGGGGTAACGTAAGTCAACTCAAACCGACTAGCCGCCACCACGGCCCTAGCCACCCCGAATGAGTCCCCGAGGCTGAAAACCGAGCTCACCCCCTGCCCAGGCATCGCGTTGACACGCTCGAGCGCCACCGCCACAGGCGTATCAGGTTTGGAGTACCACCTGAGCATGCCGAGAAGCCCCGCAGCGTCCGCCTCGCTCTTGACGCTACCCGAACCCTTGGCGACGGTGGGCATGTCCTCTACGGCCTGATAGAGGCCGTTGTTGAGCACCCCCACCGCACCGCTCAAGCCGGGGTCGATACCGATTGTGATCATAGCGCCTCGTAGTGTTCGCACCCTTTGCGCTGCTCGTCAAGCGTCAAAGTGTGATTGTTCAGTTCGCAAACCCACTTTCCTTCTGGCCCTGGCGCACACATACGGCACGTGCGACAGTGTTGAAGGGGTGGGGTCTCTTTGACGCACACCGCTTTCATGCTACAGAACTTACAGCCGAAACTACTCCCGTCATCGCTGATGCCCGCCGGACGTAGCCGGGCCTCGGTGAGTTTGATGATC